AACAGATCTTTTCTATGAACTCGAATATTCTATTTACAAATCTGCCCACTTTATCCTCTTCATATGCCACTTTTCAAACCATCCCACTAAAACCTTTGATTTTTTCAAATTTTATAACACGTTCAAATTTATCTTGCAAACCTGTCTTATGAGAAATTACAAATATATTAGCATCTTTAATGACATATCTAATGATCTTAAGAAATTCTTCTGTTCCAAATCCATCAAGTGAACTATCAAATACCTCATCCATAATAAGAAGATTTGTGTTGACTGAGTTTTTCATTCTTGCAACTTCACGCCAAGTAAAAAGCAATGCAAGATCAATTCTCATTTTTTCACCTTCACTAAATGAAGCATAAGAAAAATCTTCCTGAATTGGAGATTTTACGGTTTCGTTAAATTCCTCATCAAGTGTGAAATTAATATAGAAGTCCATCATCCGAAGATAACGGTTAACTTGCTGATTTATCAGCGGCAGATACTTCTTAATAATTTTAGTTTTTACTCCACCATCTTTAAGTAAACTATAAGAAAAATCGTAATAGTTAATTAAGTCCTTTCTAGAAACAAGTTCGTCGTATGTAATTTTTAAATTATCTTTGAAGGATTCTAACTTCTCATGTTCAGCATTTTTGTTTTCAAGTTGTTCAGTAATTATTTGAACTTCAGATTCAAGATCTTTAATTTGTCTACGACATCCAGAAATCTTAATATTGTTTTGAGAAATACCATTCGTTAATTTTGAGATTTCCTTTGATAGAATAGTAAATTGACGCTCTCGATCCTCCTCCTCTTTAATTGCCTCCCCTAGTTCCTGATAACCAGATTGCAACTCTTTTGCTTTATCTTGAGCGTCGTTAATTTTATTTATTCTGAAGATCTCTTCAATTGATTGTGTGCAAGTAGGACATACTGAATTTTCCGTAAAAAATTTATGCTCTTCAGTAATTGTCAATATTTTTTGGGTAATTTTTCCTTTCAAATTTCCAAGTTTGCGAAGTTTTTCTGCAGAACCGATTATTTGATCTTGCTCTTGAATATACTTACGAAGAGGTTTTTCCATAGAAGAATTATTTTTTAAATAATTGCCAATTTCTTCATCTAATTTGACAATCTTTTCTTTACTGACATTAATATTGGCATTACCGCGATTTTCTAGTTCTTCAATGAATTCTTTTTGCATTTTAACTTTGTCTAAAAATGATTCTTTTTTTAGTTCAAAAGTTTTAATCTCATCTTTAATTTGACGAATTTTTTCTTTGATAACAGTATTCATCGACGAAAAAATTTTAATATCAAGAAGATCTTCAATTACTTCTCTGCGATGAGCAGCAGAAAGTTGCATAAAAGGAACAAACGTGCTTGAACCTAAAATTACAATTTGTGTAAATGATTTATAGTTCATTTTAAGAACTGTTTGCTCAAACCATTTTTGTTGATCTACTGATGATGCAGTTTGATCTATTAAAGATCCATTTCGATAAATTTCAAATACACTAGGTTTAATACCCCTTTTTATATGCCAATCAATACTTCCAATTTGAAAGTCAATTTCTACAATACAATCTTTTTCATTTGTAGAATTAATTAATTGTGGTTTATTAATTCCCCTAAATGATTTCCCAAACAAAACAAAAGTCAACGCATCAAGAACGGTACTCTTTCCAGCACCATTGTTTCCAATGATTAAAGTTGTTGTACTTTTATCCAAATCAATTGAAGTGTATTGATTTCCAGTGGATAGGAAATTACGCCATTTAATTGTTTTAAAAATAATCATTTATTTAACTAAAATCACTTTCGTTTGGAGGAACTACAATATCGTCTGAAGTTATTATAACATATTTGTGTTCGTGCATATGGCAAACATTTATTAATAAATCATCATCAATTTCTACAACATGCATTTCTGGATAATCATCTTCTTCTAACATCATAGCAAACCTTTTTGCATCATCTTCTTCTTGAAAAAGATATAAAACTTTTTCTCCACTCTCGTTTGCTACACTATATGCCCCCTCCTCTTCTCTACCATATATTGTTAGTATATACATTTTTAAACTAACTCACAAGCTTCCTGATATACTTCTGACATTAATTGAGAAATAAATGTTTTATCAAGATTTATTTCCGCATCTTCAATGTATCTATTCAAAATAGAAAGTGTATCTTCAGATTCAAATACTTCAAAATTTTCACTTTCTTGAATTTGAAAATTCTCTACTATTTTTAACTCTGCCACATTTGCAGCATAAAGTTTATCAACAAATTTTTCAAATTGTTTTGTGTCTGATTTTTTTCTAACAATTAATTTTGCTATTTTATTCTCATATTCACGAGTATCAAACATTTGATAAGGTGTATCTTCATAGTGAATAACTTTAAACATTTTGTAAGGATTGTCAATTGAAAAATGTTCTAAAGTTTCTGTATCAAAAATATGAAAACCACGAGTATCATTTACATCATTCCAATATATTTCATAAGGATTTCCAAGATAAAATATTTTTCCATTATTTGATCTTGTATGGTAATGCCCCGAAAACACTTTGGAAAATTTGTCAAAGATGTTAAACTCCATACCATGATCCATCACAAAACCCCTATGAACTACAAATCCTTGAAGTTCAAGGTGTCCCATTGCAATTTTACATTTAGTCTTTTTAATTATTTTAACAACTTTGTCTTGATCTTCTTGACAAATCCAAGGAATTAATAGAATGTCAAGATTTCCTACTTTAATTTCTTTAGGTGAAGAGTATTTTTTTATATTTTTATAGTCATCAAGAAGCAATTCTGGAGAATTAGTATTATTTGTATTTTTATAATATGCATCATGATTCCCAACTACCATATGCACTTCATACTTAGATAGGGGATCAAAAACAACTCTTTTTGACCATTCTAAACTTTGATAATCAATTGATTTTCTACTATCAAAAACATCTCCCATATGAATAACTGCTTCTACACCATGCTCTTCTAACTTGGGAAAGAAAACATTTTTATAGAAAAGTTCAAAATAATCATGAAACAATTTTGATCCTTTTCTACATCCGTAGTGAGTGTCCGTAATAATAGCTAATTTCATTCAATCAATAACGAAGTTTTGAATACACGGCGTCCTTAATGCTATTATAATCGCTGTAGTTTGATCCGTCAATCCCAATATCATCAAAGACTTGATCAAATCCAGTTTTTTCAAGAATCTTGTTTTTAATTTCTAATTGTTTTTTTTCTTTTTGAATTCTGCGAAGAAAAGCGTAGTGAATGATTTGAGTAAAGTAAGCAAAGGGATTCTGCGACTTCTCTGGATTAAAATTATGAATATATTGAACACAATTTTCAATTCCATCACAAATCATATCATCTTTAAACATATAATTTACAAAATTTGGTTTAAAGGATAAGTGAGTTGCAATTTTTAAAAAACACTCCCCAAGATAATTTGTAATACGTGGTTTTGGTTCTCCACGAATTGCTGCTATTTCTAGATTTTCTCGATGTCTAATGAGAGCAGCAAGAAATTCTTTGTTATTGACATAATGCTCTGACTTTTTTCTTTTTGCCATTACTGCTGTTGTAATCATTAGTTTTTTTCATTATTATGTAGAGATTATAACATTTTAATAAATGCTTGACAAGAGTTTAAAAGGTTAGTAGACTGCGTTTGTGGCGGGTTAAAGATAAGCTTTAGCTATTCTTAAAAAGCTTTTCTAGTATCTCTTTAGCATCACTAACATTTGAGATATATCCCATTTTCCTATCAAGTTTAGATTGTTTATTAGATTTTTTATTAGATTGTCTTAGATAATTTTGATACATCACGATTATTTCAATATCTGAAGATTCTGAAATTGTAATGACATCACTAAGATTAATAATAAACAAATCTTCATTTGTAGTTTTTAACCAAGGTTCCATTTTATATCCAAGTGTTTCACCAGATCTATGTTTTACTTCACTAATCATAATTGGATTAGAAACTAATAACAAAGTTTTATCTTCTTCTTCAGATACAGCTACTTTACAGAATATTTCTTCACCTGTCTTTAGCTTAATAGTTGAGTAAAAATCTTCTTCTATCATTTTTTTATTGGAATAGTAATTATTTCATAATTAAATTGTTCTTCATTGTAAATTTTAATTCTTTCTATTAAATGATTTAAGGTATAATTTTTTTTAGAGTTAATTGTACAATCATCTGCAATATCATAAAGAATTGCTTTTGTTTTATTATTTCCTTTTCTAAGAACTCTACCAATTGATTGTAGATTTCTTATTCTTGATTTACTTGGAGAAGCAAAAATAATGTTGTGCAAGTTTTTAATATTAATACCAGTACTGAAAGTTCCGTAAGATGCAACGATGATTGCGTTAGATTCGTCTTCTGTAATTTTTCGAACTAATTCTCTTTCTTCAGCATCTATACCACCAT